ACTGTCTACCAAGCCATCGCGGCTGTCGATCAGATCACTGGGGAAAAATCCAGCGGTGACGAAGAAACGACTTAGATCCAGCGAATAGACCTGCTCAAGATCAAGCGTATTGGCAAAGAAATAATCGCCGAACGCGACAACCTCACCTAGATAATCGAAGACATCAAGCAGGTCAACATCAACGATGTCATCGAACAAATCCTGACCGTCCAACACCAGTGCGTCGAACTCATCGCTGTAGAAAGTGGCGTTCTTTGTGCCTTGGTACGGAGGAGTATCGGCATCTTCGCGGCGTGATTCAACAAGCAGTGATCCCTGTGCATCAGGAAAATCAACAATGACGCTTGTCTCGTTGGTGCTTTGCCGTCCGCCATCATCCTCAAACTTGACAAGAATTTCGCCTTCGACCAAGGGCACAATCGCTTCAGTACTGGAACCAGCAATCGCTGGAATCAGGTCAATGCTGTTGCTCCAAGTGCCACTGCCATCGGTCAGGTTGGTATGGCGAATGTGAACGCGACCACCAACACGAACATCAAGATCAACGGTTTGATCCCAGCGCAAGCGGGCGCTGTTGGCGTTGATTGTTTCAATGGTCAGATTCTGCACATCCCCCGGAACTGCCGTTTTGCCGATCAGATTAAAAGAGGCTGAAGCTATTGTGCTTAAGGAACCCAATGAATTAACACTTTGTACTTGAATTTGAAGTGTTCCAGCATTAAGCTGGAGGATGTTATATGACGGCGATGTTGTATCAACTTGCGTCCAGTTGTTGCTATTCAGTCGATATTGCAACCTAAAACCGCTGACCAGATTTTGTGGACTTGTCCAACTCACATCAAAGGCGGTAAAAACACTTTGACCTGCTTGATACAGGTATTCAGAGCCAGTGATATTTGTTGGCGGAGCCGGTATAGCCGATAGATTGCTGATGTCGGCAAATTGCAGTTCAGTATCGCTTTCGATCGCGGCATAAATGCTGTCGTTGTAGCTGAGTGCTGTAACGCCGAAGACACCCCCCTCGCCTTCAGAAACCGATATGACGCGGAACTTGTTGGATTGGATGTCGTTGGTTTCGATTAGGAAAACACTTTGTGGATTTGGTGCTTCGCTAAAGGCAGTGCCAACCGTAAAAACGTTGCCCGCAATGCTGCTGACGGTGCGGGTTTCAACCAAGCCAGTCGGGAGTAGCACACTGATCGTTGGTGCGTTTGCTGTTGTGGTAGGTAAGCCTGTGGTGGCATCAATCGTGATTGCTGTTGTCGTGGCAGCACTGATGCGGCCAGACCGGCGCGAACCAGATTTGACCGGATCGGCAATGTCGATCACCATGCCAGGGCGCAGCACGATGCCAGATTCAATGCTGACGGCGAAAGAAACAGTCTCAGTCAGGTTTTGTTCAGACAGCAAAAGCCACTTGCCAAGGCGATGAGCTTGACCACGGCTGTAACAGCCCATGGCTTTGATTTCTTTGTTGATGACGCCAAACTTGGCGACTGCATCTTGATCTTCAACGTACTCAAACTCGACCTCGCCCAGCGTGTCGTAGCTTTGGTACGCAACAGTGGCAGTAGTATGACGTGTCTTTTGTGAACTGCCGCTATAGCTGAAGTTGCCATCAATGACGTTGCTGGGACCCAACAGATACATAGCATCACTGGGTTTATCCTGCAGCACCACCATTGAACCGGCACCGTAGTACGCGATGCCGCGAAATAGCGACACCATCTCCTGAATAATGTTGTAAATCTCGTCACGGCTATTTAGCAGCAGGTGGCATTGGAACCGTGGCTCTTGGCCGCCAAAACCGTTGCTGACTAGCTGGTTGCAATACTGACTGATTGCGTAAAAGTCATACTTGTCGAGGCTTGAGACAGGAAGCCCGACGCCATAGCGATCGTTCGTCAGCAAATCCCATAGACACCAAGCTGGATCGGCGCACCATGTCGCAGCACTAAACGTTCCATCCCAGACACCGCTGTAAGTAACGCGACCGGGATAGGTGGTTGTGTTGACAGTGGCATTGGATGGGATGTGTACCTTGATGCCACGGATTAGATATTTGCGTTGCGGAATAGCGTTGAACTGGCGACTATCAAAACGCAGAAAAGCCAATGCACTATTGGGGTAGCGCAGCTTTTCTTGGATGATTTCGGTGTAGCTGAACCAGTTGGTAACGCTGCTTCTTCTTGCACTTGTGTCGTCGTCTGAAATGCGTAATACGCGCACATCAACGGGAAAGTTTCCCGTCAAGTCAAACTCATAATCGCGCAAATATGGGTTTGATGTTTTGCCTGTAATCGTGTCGTTTCTGACTGTTGTAAAACCACCACCGTCGTATTGAACTTGGATTCTGATTTGAACCGAGTTGCCGACAATATCGCCATCGTTTTCAATGACTTGCAGTGATGGTATTTGGATGGTAACGCGGACGCGATCCACGTCGGAATCACTGATTGTGCGTGTTACAGATGTATCTTTTGTGACTTCAGCGTTTACGGCTTGCTCTGATTCAATGCCACCAAGACCTGAAATATGCGATTGCGCTTGCGTACCTGTTCTGAAGGCTGTCGTATAGCCAGTGAAATTATTACCGCCTGAACTGTTTTGAACCGGCGTGCCATCCAAATAGACGCTTTTAAGGCCATCATCTAAGCCTTGAATCGGACCTTCGCTTAGCAGGTCAAGGATTCGGCCATATTGAACTGATTGCAAGGAATCAGCAGCTTCAGTTGGCGTGCGAGCATTGCCACCGCCGCCTTTGCCGCCAAAGCCACCAGCGCCTTGAATTAGCCGTTTACTGGTATTACTCATGTTTCTTGTGCTGTATCAAGACCAGAACTGATAACAGCAGAACCAACGAACACTCGGCCATAGGCAATCGGGACCGGCAAACCTTGCTTTGAGGTGTTGACGATACCGCTGAAACTGAAGCTCTCTAAACGTACATTTTCTGTCAATCCGTTCATTGTTGGCTGCGGCGAAATCATTTGGGCAATGCCTCCGATAACAAGAGTTGCGCCCAAGCCGACAAACGCAGTGCCAACTGTTCCAATCCCCATGAAGCCGCCCAAGGTCACACCTGCCGATGCAATACCGCCTGTAATGATCGATAGGGCAATAATTCCAATGCCTAGCAAAATGGAACTAGTTGCATTACCAGCACCAACGATCACGGGCGTAATGCTGAACACGTCGCGCTCGGACCAAGGCAGCACCAAAGGATCGCCGTAGTCGTTAGTTACCTTGTCGCGGCCAACGGTAACGCGAAAATTTACGCCGCCCGCTTCACTGTCCATCAGCCACTTCTCCAGGCCGGGGAAATTGATGCACAACGCCTTCAGCGCCTGCAGCGGCGTGTCAACGTCAAACTCGAAGCGGCACTGACCCAGTTTTTTGCGGAGAGCGCCGTAGACCTTAACGACTTTCATGCCGTAGGACCATGGCAGTGCTCTTTACATAGTAGCCGCCGAACACGTCTCGGCTAGATAGTCGGCCTTGAACGTGATGCAAGATCTGCTGATCGCCAAGGTAGATCGCGGCGTGATTGGGCAGATCCGCACCAAGCTGCATCAGGATTGCATCGCCGTATTGCAGCTCTTCAAATGGCACTTGGCGGAAACCTTGGGATTTATACTCATTGACGTACAGATTTTCGCCGCGTTCCCAAAATCCATCGCGCCGTTCAAAATCGTCCAGCTTCAAGCTCCACTCGCGTTGATACCAGTCGCGGACCAACGAGTAGCAGTCCACAATACCGAACACGAACTCACGCCCGACGTAGGGCAGCTCAAAATCAGCAGGCTCGCAGCCGCCCCATTGCTCGGTTTTAGGGTTGACGATTACCCATGGCAGGCCGGTGCTGTTGCAGGCAATACGGTCGGCAGGTGATGGTTCGGGGCGGGCGACAGGATGGCTGTGCACTACGGCCACAATTTCGCCTTTGTCCTCGGCAGCGGCGTAGTCGCAAGGATCCAGCACAAAATGCTCGTCTGGCGTAGCGGCAATGTTTTTGCACGGGTAGTAGCGCCGCCTGCCTTTTATGACATGGATCAGACCGCAACACTCATGCGGATCTTCGGCTTGGGCGTGCGCCAAGATTTCAGCCTGCAAAGCGTCGGTCAACTTCATGTGGTCAAACCCGCGCCTGGAAATGAACCAAACGGTAGCGTGTACGCTGGATCGCGGAAAACATACCTGTTATTGCCGGTAAATGTATACGAAGCAGAGGAATAAGCATCGACGCTATAAAAGGTATAACTACCTGATGCACTCTCTGAAGTAAAAGTGTAGCTTGTTTCTACGATAACTTTTGGGCCAAGTAGCGTATATATGTTGTATATCCTAGTAACTGTGGTTGAATAGTTATTTGGTAGGCCGGGACCTCTAACAATTTGACCGACCGATATGCCTGTTGTTCCGCTGGGAAACACAAGCTGAAAACTGCCAGCTCTGCCATATCTTGGGAGAGTTACTCCAAGTACTTGCCCAGTTCTTGTGGCCTGAAGGGTGTACGTTACTGTCGCGGCCTGACTCAAGGTCAGCGTTGTTCCTGCGATTGCCGTGATCGTTGTGCCGCTTCTAATTTGCGATCCGCTTACCCTCATACCGGTTGCTAGTGCTGAAGAGCTAGAAACAACAAGGCTTGTCCCATTTGGTTGAATCGTGCCAGTCAGCGTTGCAGTTGTGCTTGCGTTGGCGTTATTGCTCATCGTTACGGTTCTGCCGTCACCAGAGACTGCGCTAACTGTTGTGCTTGTTGGGACACCATGGCCGCTAATCTGCGCTCCAGTTTCAATCGAAATGGCTGAGGTCAAGGTCAACTGATTATTGCCGTCAGTCACAGAGCCTGTTCTTGTGATCGGCGCAAAACGTAACTTGCAGCTATCCAAACGCTTGCCGCAGACATCTTCTGCCAAGGTGCCAACTACTTGGTCTTGAGCGTTGTAATACCCCGTGCCTACATAGCCGCACTCGCTGCTGCGATATTGCCACTGGCAAATGTTGGCGACAATTTGCCGCTTGGGGATCATCATCCCCGCAAGATCCAACTTGCTGGCAAGCTCCCATTGCACCACATCGCGGTTTTCAGCGGATTTACGATCTACATACCAGATCTCATCAGGGAATTTGGCGTGTACGTCAGCCGTAGCCTCACCGTCAAGAAACTTCTTCAACGTGCGGATGCGCGTTACCTTGGCACCACCCAAATCGTTGCCAGGTGTAACCGCATTGGCCAGCAACAGTAAGGCGCTGATTTCACCGCCAAGGTTTGCAACAGATAGGGTTGGCCTTGGCAGCGTGCCACCGTTGGAGTAGTCAAATCCCTCAGCTTGAATTGGCAATCTGGTGTATTGGTTGCCGTTCCAGACGATATTGCCGGTCACGTTGGCATTGGTGCCAGCATGAAAGTAATAGGTGTCACTGGTGCCGTGCAGCGTGGCGTCCAACGTGAGCTGGAACAGTTCGATCACGGCATTAGGTGCCAAGACCGACAGCTCTTCATAAACGCTGCTGATGGCTGTCCAAGTGACCGTGTTATCAACGATGGTGCTACCAATGTCGGTTGGCCATGCTGGCTGCGTGCTATCGCTGGTGCCAGCGTCGGTGCAGCGAAAGACAAGACCGCTTGCCTGTACGGACGTTGCCCGTACAACATCACCAACGGCGTAAGCAGTGCTGGCCGTCCAAGCTGCGTAAGCCATCAGGGTTCAAATACTTGACGGAAGGTGGCGGTAATGTTGGCGCGTCCGCTATATGGAATAACCTTTTGCCAAGTTTCGCAAACCCACTTGTAGGCCGTTGCTTCATCGGGTGGTGTCCAATCAAATGATTCGCCATTATCAGCGCGAGCGTTCAAAAAAGTTTCAATTGTATCGGAATCGGCTTCTGTGATATTGTTCCAAGTCAAAGACCATTCTTTAGGATTTTGGTTAAGACCAAACTTTAAACGTTGTTCATAACCATCACCAAATTGCACGCGGCGCAATACTGGTGCGCTGCTTTTAGTGGCGCCGTAAGCAGGTGTGATTGCTGGAAAGGTTGCCATTAGCGTGTACCAGAAAGAAGACCGCCAGGGCGCTGCTGTCTGACGATTTCAGCCTGCACAGCAGCGCTCACAGCAGTGCCAAGAGCACGAGCTTGGCCTTGATCACCTTGCACTTGAGTGCCAGCAGCATCAACGTTGATTGTAATGTTAGGACTGCCGCCAAAGCTGCCGGCTGGTGCAATGCCACCGCTGCGGCCTGGCATGAACAGCTCAGGACCACGTTCGCCAACGATATATGACCGCCCAGCAGTAACGCTGCCGCCATTGGCGCGGAACGATGGAAGTCCTGCGATAGTCAGTGGATTGACTTGAACACCTGCATAGCTTGTGGGGATGCCACCACCACCACCACCAAATAAACCGCTGATGGCATTGATTGCTTTTTGGATGACGAACACCTGCAGCAACTGCTTGGCAATATCAATCAATACACCAGACGCAATGCGCCGCAAACTGGCGCCAAAATCTTCACTGCCTTGAATGAGCGCATCAAAAGCCGATGTCATGCCTTGACCGACAGTGTTAGCGATGCTATTGGCCAATTCTTTTTGTTGTTTTTGTTGTTCCGTCAGCTCTATGGTTTTGCCAATCAATGCCTCTAATGCGGCAATTTGATTTTTGGCGCTTTGATTTGCGATTTCACTTAATTCACGTTGCAAATCTCTTTGATTTGCGACCAGTTCATTTTGTGCCTGATAAATAATTGCCTGCTGTGCTCTAGTGTTGGTTTCTTTTGCAAGTTCCTGCGCGTATTTGAATTGAATATCCAATTCACGCTGTTGGCTTTGCAGTCGTGCGGCAAGTTGCTTATCACCAGCCTGCTCTGCGACAGAAATTCTGTTCTGCAGTTCAGACTTCAACTGGATAA